GTAAGCACCGAATCCGAATGTATCTAACATCGCTTGATTACCCAAGTATGGGTCATAGAAACGAATAGATGCAGGTGGAGCATAATGGTGAACTTTCTTTATCTCAATAGAACCCGTTGGTTTATATACATCTCGTATTAGTGCATTTAGATCATAATTTTGACGATCATACTGTACATCAATAGAAGCCGAATAAAAATTCACATTACCGTTTGTAAACGTTTCAGAACCATATTCAGTTGCAAGTTGAATCAAACCACCCATGTTCGTAGATATATGTTCATGGGTCAAGTTGTTATTTGTGGGAGTACCCATTATACTCAATAGATTCTGTTGAATATTGAATTGATTTACATTGTAAGAATATTCATAAACTGCTTCTTCAAAACAAGCGTAAAAGTTTACGTCTTGTAATTCAATATCCACTATCGGATAACCCATTCTCTTAGCACACCAATCTGCAAATGCATCAATATCTGATTGAAATCTTGCATCAGAATCGAATGTTCCGAATGGTGTACTACCGGTTGTAAAACTTGAACTGCCAGGCCAGATAGGAATTTCTATCATTTATTTCTCTTATTTCTGTTCTTCAAAATAGTTCAATATATTGTCAACTATTGGATGGCGATGATTTGTTTTTAGTTCATACACACCAAGACCAGGAACAGAGTTGACCATATTAAATAAATATGGGAAACCAGAGTCTTTCTTGTTCTTTAGGTCTGTTTGTGTTACGTCACCACAGATTAACATCTTGGAATTTGTACCGAGACGGGAAAGAATCATCTCCATCTGTGACTTTGTTACGTTTTGGGCTTCATCAACAATAACACACGCATTTACAAACGTTCGACCACGAAGAAATGAAATCGGTGCAATCTCAATGATATTTTCATTTATGAATTTGTCAATCTTTGGCTTACCATATAACATATACATATTTGCATGAATTGGAGCAACCCACGGATTCATCTTTTCTTTTATATCACCGGGTAAGAATCCAATATCTTCATTAGATACTGTTGGTCTTGTAATGATAATTCGTTCAACTTCACGATAGAAAAGATACTCAAGAGCAATTTGTGTTGCTAGTAGTGTTTTGCCCGAGCCAGCTTTTCCTGTTAGAACAGAGATGGTATCTCTCAGTATATTTGCTTTTACTTCTTTTTGTTCTGCATTCAACGATAAGTTGAAATGTATCTTGTTTTTTATTTGTCTCCTCCCTTTCTTTATACCTGAAACTTCAATACCTGCGACTTCTTCTTCGAGAATGTATTCTTCTGCGTTTTGATTTATCATAAAAACTCCTACAATAATTTAGAAAGGGTTTCTCCTATAACTTTACCGTCGTGTTTGAGTTCAACAAAAGAACTCTCCATGTTTTTGGACTTATGTGTCCATTCGAATCCAACCATACCCATCAGTTCCATACCACGCATAATTGGATATACAACAGCAGACTTCGTTCCACGTTGTGTGAAGAAGGCTCTTGTTAGTATATCATCTATGTCTTCTATTGATGGGAATATACCACGTTCGGTTGAAACAGATTCTACTAAACCTGAATAAAGTGTTGTTGGTAAATTTTGGTATTCTTTGAACTCTGTACTAACTCCTTCTTCAAGTGCTTCAAAGGTTGTTGATAACTTGTTCATAGAACGACCTGTTTTGAATTTACCACCGTTGTGACGTTGAAGAATAAAAGCACGTTGACATCCATACTCGTAGAGTTGTTGTTCAAGTATTGTCTGGACTAATTTTGATTGAGAAATTTCACGGGTAACTTTCTTGTGTTTATATTCGCCGTACTTGTATTTTAGAAACCAAGACAAAAACACACCCAAGAGTGTGACAAGACTCGATATTCCGAGTTTTACAAGGTCTATGTAATCTGTGAATATATCCATATGTTATAAATAGTTTGTAGAAACTAAAAAGGGTGAACGAATGTCCACCCTTTTCAGAATTATATTTTTGTTACGTTACTGAACGAATATCAGTTTACCTTCTTTCAATTTGAACGAACCTCTTGGTTTATAACCAGCAGTTTGAACTTCTGGCTCTCCACCACCTTCTTCTCCACCTTCTTCCCCACCAGCTTCCATTTCTTTACCCTTTTCTTTATGAGCTTTTTGGAATAATGGGAGTAAGTTGTTTATAACAGTTGCAATCGCCCATGCAACAATAATAATGTGACATACGTGGAGTGCTGCCATTCCTATATCAAGGAGTGGACCGAGTACGCCAAGAAATGGTTTTACGAGAGATGCAATTACACCAAGATGGTCTGCACTAACAAATGAACTGACTTCTTCTATGATTTCCAAAACTTCACCAATAAGAAGTGTTAGAATAGCAAATTCATAAACACCTGGTCCATTTTTATATTTGTTAGAAACCCAAGAAGTTCCCTTCAATAATCCCTTCCCTATCATAAAACTACCAATTTTAGATGCTATAAGTGAGAACGGACTAAAAACCGCCTTGAAAGCAAACATACCCCATTTTATGATATAATAAACAACTTTGTTATTTTTGAAATGATCTTCTATATGTCCACCTTCGTTTAGAGGATTTAGAGTTATTTCGTGTAATTGCTTTAGATAATTTCTATTTGAAAAAACTCTCATATAAGATTCTGTTGCAAGTTCTGCAAAATCGCCTTCTATTTCTTTTTCGTCTTTTATACCGGAAGTATCTTCTGGTGTAAATGATCCATCAACCATTGTTTTTTCATATAGTTCACCATCAACAATAGATTTTTGTGCTGATGCTAAGTGCTTTACTACTTTTGTTAACTGTCCAAACTCTTTCGCCAAATCAGTTGGCTCGTGTGGATGTTCTTCAATGAATGTTCCTAAAAAAGTTCCACTAATTTTAGACGAAAGTTTAGAAGCTATTTGATTTATTTTTGCCATAGCGGCTTCATATATCTTCTTTATACTGTTTTTGATTTTTTCAACTAATTCAAGAACTAAATCTTTAAAGTTATCCCATATTTTCTTCACAGCATTCCAACCAACCTTGAACGCGTCGATATATTGCTTGCCAAAATTTGTTACCGCACCAACTACTTTTCCACCAACTTCTTTTGCTTTATCAACAACTTTTTTTGCAATATCGAAGATTCCTTCATTTAGATTTATAATGTCTTTATCTATACGACGAACAACTGATTCGTTAATTGATGTTATACCATGATGTTCAAAATAAAGTGAAAGTGCTTCCGATTGTCTTTTATTGAGAAATCCGGAAGAAAGAATAGCTTGTAGTGCATTTTCATTTATTGAAGCATTTTTTCCAATTTTATTAACTGATCTCAATTGTGATGCTTTTACTTCATTCATAATTGATTTTAACTTTATCACACCAGATTTTTCAGATCTAGTATCGTGTGATTTAAAGTTTCTTGATTTCACCATTGGTAAATCCTCGTATATGTCTAATATAGTTACATTTCATATAAATATGGTCTAACAAAAGAAAAAGGGAGTGATTTCTCACTCCCTTCTTCAATTTACTTCTATCTCAAAGATAGATTAGATGTCACCGAGTGATTCTACTTGGATGAGACCGTAGAATTCAGGACGGACAATCTTCTTAGCGTAGCGAGTCATTACACCCTTACGTGGTGTGAAGTTCGTTGGGTCATAGACCAACGGTGTCATCACGAGTGGGATATAAGGAGCATACACGGCACCTGTTTCGAGGAACTGTGTTCCACGGAAACCGACGAGAATTTGATTCTCAAGCATATATGGGTTCTTATAAACTGTGATGCGACCATTGAGTTGGCCAACCTTCTGAACACCCATCGCAAACTTCATACCTTCACCGTCTACAGCATATCCAGGGATTGACTCAAGGATTGTTGCGACTTGTGGTGAACATACGAGGAAGTTAGCACCACCGCGAAGTGTCTTCTGGTGGATAGAGTTCGATACCTTCTGAATCTTGGTACCAAGTGTTTGGAACCATGTCTGCTGGTTGAACGCTGCAGCTGCTGCTTGGTTTGTTGCGTAGTCAGAGAAACCACTTGAAGCGGCATCATATATACGACCGATACGTGCTGACCATCTTTCTGTTGTCTGAGCGTTCTTGATAAGCATATCGAGGATTTCGAGGTCAATTTCTTGTGAAATGTACTCAGAAAGCATTGATGTCAATTCTGCTTCAGCGTCAATTGAGTGGTAAGCGTTCAAGTCTTGTGCGTATTCAGGAGTCCAAACTGCCTTCAACTTGCGTGTCTTAGCGACGATTGACTCTGAGCGAAGCTCAAGATTGATTTCTGGAATACCAACGTCTGCACCTGATGATTGCTCTTCGAAGTCACCACGTTGTGTTGAGATTGGTTGCTTCTGATATGTAACAAATACTGATGTTGGATTTGCAGATGCAGAAACAACGAATGTGATTTGTGTGTTTGACGAGTTCGTATATGTGAACTGTGGGAAATAACCCTTGATTGTTGAACCAGAAATCTTGAATGCACGAACACCTTCAAGATCTGGATTTGTCAATGAACCAGTTGATACTGTAACTGTGAAGAACTTATTGCCATTCAAAGAAGAAAGATAAGCTGCTTCAAATTCTGTATCGAATTCATAGACTGCCTTTGAAGAAGTTGATACTGAGCCAGTTGTGAAGGTACTGTCACCAAGTGTTGCTCCAGATATAACAGTTGCTGTTGTATCATTGATTGAGTAACCAAAGCGACCAGCACCGTAAAGACCGCCCGAAGGATCTACGTCCTTTGCTTCTGCACCAGTAACACCGAACACCGAGTCACCCTGAGAATTTCTGCCAGCATAAAGTGGATCGTTTGGATTCATGAATCCTGGTTGTGCTGTTCCATACTTGAAGTCAAGGAAAAACACGAGACCTGAAGGAAGGTTCATAGGTTGAACTGAAACGAAATCCTTAGCTGCGATTTCAGAGAAGATACGACGAACAAGTGGAAGTGCAACGCCAGCCCATTCTTCTGCACCAGCTGCTGTACCTGTACGTGATGATTCGTCGATAAGTTGCTTTGCTTGGTTCTCAAGAAGAACCGCGATAGAGTTCTTTTCAAACTCTGTCTTGATACCATCAAGAAGTCCTGTCTTTTCCCACTTCTTGATAGCGCCCTTGTTCTCATTCATAAGATTCTTATGAGCTGAGTTTGTAGAGCCTAAAATTGATTGAATACTCATTTATGTGTCTCCAATATAAAAAGTTATAATAAACCTGCTAATTTCTTAAATCTATCTGCCACCTCGTTTGATTCTGTGAGAATCTTCTTAGATGGACGTGTGCTTGCCTGTGGCTTACTTGCAAATGCTTCTTTCAAAGATGTTGTCTTTGTTGGCTTTGGTGCCTTCATTGAACGACCCTTGAATGATTCAGCAAGTGTTGCATAAACCAACTTGACTTCACGCAAACTACCTGCGCGGTCAAAGTTTTCAATAACTGTGACCTTTTGTGACTCTGTGAGAGAGTAAGAACGGAACAGTTTGTTTGAGAAAAGAAGCTTAGAGTTAAGAAGATTAACTTCGTTCAACTTTTCACGGAGGAATTGAATAACGGCATATGCCTCATTTACCTTTTCTTCCATTTCAGCTTTTTCTGAATCTTCGCCTTCTTCCATTGTCTCTTCTTCAGCCTCTTCAACAGGGGCTTCTTCATCTTCTTCACGAAGAGCACGGAGAATTTCTTTGATGTCAGTTTCTTCATCGTCGCCTTCTTCTACTGCTGGTGCTTCTTCCTCTTCTTCTTCAACCAACTGAACAAGCTTTTCTTTCTTGTCTTCTGTGTGGTCATCTGAAGCATACTTGGAAGGTTGCTTGTTATCACCCTTTCCAATCTCTGATGAGTCGAGTTCTTCTTCGAGTTGACGGATGATTTCCATAAGGTCTTCATCAATCTCTTCTTCGTCATCACCTTCTTCCATGGCAGGGGCTTCTTCGTCGTCGCCTTCTTCCATTGGTGTCTCTTCATCATCACCTTCTTCTACCGGCATTTCTTCGTCGCCTTCTTCCATTGCTGGTTCTTCGTCGTCGCCTTCTTCTACCGGCATTTCTTCGTCATCACCTTCTTCCATCGTTTCTTCACCTTCTTCGCCTTCCATATACCACTCATCTTCACCTTCTGTCATTTCTTCGTCTGACTCGGCTTCTTCTGAGAGTTTTGTTGCGATCATGGATTGAATACGTGGTTGGAAAGCTTCTTCGAGAGCAAGCTTAGCATTGGCAAGTGCCACTTCACGGACTGCCTTTGCATCTGCGATTGCTTCTTTCAGTAAATCTGTCATTGTAGTCTCCAACTAATTTCAGGGTTATTGATAACGCCTATCTAACAGTAAAAATAGTATTGACTCTATATGTATAGAGTATTATACTCATAAATATAAGTAACTAATTTATTTTATCACTTTTTTCTTGTTTGGAACTAATTTTTTTAGTAAAATGTTTGATTTTTCTGTATTTTCATTCTTATCAAACACCGTTCCAACATCACCAAGTCGGAAAAGATGGGCAATGTCATCTTCACTATAAATAAATCTTTCTGACGGCTTTGGTTTTTCTACTTCTTCTTTCTTATCAGGCATTTGGTTGCTCCACAGATACTTTATAGATATTATTCTTTTTATCGTGTTTCTCTATCCTGAATCTACACCCTCTTGGTAGTGTTATTTCAGATTCAATGCAAAACTCATCTTCTTCACAAGGCAACATCAAAACTCTTGAACCACGAGTTAGTTTTATCTCAAATATTGCAGTTTTACCACGAGTTTGAAGATTCCTATCTGAAAAATCTTCTGCTATAAGTGGGTTCAATGTTGTGGAAACAAATCCGTTATCAATCCACTCGCCGGCCTCAATAAACTTTTGGAGTATTTCTTTTTTTATACCACGATAAACAACTGTATCATTTTGTAATACGGAACCCGGTGATTCGAAATGTTCATCCATCAATAATATGTTGTACATTTTATATTTTGTTGGCATTGAAGTTTTTGCATCAGGTGTTGATTTGATTACTTTCTCTAATTCGTCTTTCGACCAAGATATTTTGTTACCTTCACGTAAAAAAGAATTTATAGAAAATGAATCATTATGGTAATACTTTGCAGCTTGAATTGTTCTATCATCACTTTTATTTGTTGAAAGTGCAGCTAATTTCGCAATAGCAATAGATTGAAATCTTTTTGCAGTTTTTCTTATTTGAACTACTGTTTGTTTAGAACCTTCTTTATCACCAACCGAATCTTGGGTTTTGAGTGTTTGGAGAAGATTATCATATTCACGGAAAAATGGTGTAAACCTAAAGTTTATAAGTTTTTTTTTCAATTCTGGTCTAGTTGTTTGTATGTCTTGGACTATTTCGTCTTTTTCTTTATCATCAAGATAAACGTATGAACCTAATTTCTTTTCAAGTTTTTGAGAAGGTGTTTCTTTTTTATCGCCACCATCTTTACCGTCTTTCCCGTCTTTCTTATCACCCGAAGGTGTAGGTGAAAGACCAGCCATAAGATCAACACCACCTTTTTTCTTCTCTCCACCTTCTGCCGGTTTTTCTTCCGATTTTTCGGGTGTTTCAGTTGATGAGTCTTCTTTTTTCTTTTTTTCTTTTGGTTCTGATTTTTCGTGAACGGATGGATCAAAACTATCTTTACTTATGTAGTAAGACTTCCCGCTCTCCTTGTTCTTGACAAGCATCTTATCGGGGTTCTCACCATCAGGTTTTTCATCCTTTTCAAGTAATATGTTTTTTAGTTTTATCATCTTTACCGAGTTAGTTATTCTTGTTCTCGGTCAAGCTTTCTCTGTCTCTTCCGAGAGGCGTTCATTTTATCTTTTTTCTTTTCTGAAGGTTTGATGTATTCAGTCCTTCTCTTGTATTCTTCAAGTATTCCACTTTCCTTTACCTTACGTTTGAAAATCTTCAACATAAGGTCAATATTCATTCCATTTCCTTTGACCTTGACGTGTGCTGTTTTTGGTCTGTTGCTGTAAACTTGATCTGACATAACCTATTTCCTTTTTTTTACTTTTTGATTTTTTCATTTACTGAATCGGGTTTTTCTTCTTCACCCTCTTCTGATATTTCGTAATACTTACCGAGTGTTTCCCCGATTTCTTCATAAACAGCTTCAAGCCGTTGTTGAAGTTTTGTTATTTCGTTTACCGTTTTTTCAAAGATTTTGAATGATTCGTTCATCTTACGTGTATGACGTGAAAGAGTCATTCCATCAAACCAATCACCTGATTCGTCTACAATGTTTTTTGAAGCAAATTCAACAATCTTCTTTATGTTTGAATAAGCTTCTTTTAGTTTACCTTGACGATAAATTGATTCGCCGAACTGATTATACTTACCGATGAGTTCAACGTAAAGTTTCTTTTGTTCTGGTGTCAAGACTCTTTCTTGTGTTTCTTCTTTTTGGTCTTCACCCTCACGAAGAAATTTAGTTACGGTTTCTTTTACCATCTTACGAATCTTAGTTTTCTTTGTTTCTGACATTGCTAATGACTCCACTTTTTTTGGTAATCCTTTATGTTTTGTTCCAGCATATTTTTCAAGTTCTTTTTCTGACATAGCAGCTGCAACTTGTTTTACGTTCTTACTTACTTTTGAAGCAGGAACTTCCCCACGTTTGTAGGCAAGAACAAGTCCCATAAATTTCTGTTGTTGTTTACTAACTGCAGGCATTACTCACTCCTATCAAAATATACATTCACATACATCGCCAATTTCACAAATAATCTTTGTGATGTTCTCGTTTATACGTTGAAGTTTCGGGTCAATCTTTGTAATAGTCTTTAGGTCAACACCTTCTTTGATAAGACCTTCACCAACAACTTGACCACCACCGGCAGGGTACATAAATGCACCGTGAGTAGATGGGTTTGACACAAAGTCCCAACCAATCAACTCAAAGTCATCTTGAACTTCAACTGTTGTTTCGTTTATCTCTTTTACTGAACCAAGTCCTCTTGATGAGATACCAAGACGAATTCCAGCTTGTAAAAGATTCTTGAGGATATTACCAGATGGTGTTGGGAGAATTTCTACTTTACCAACAACATCATCACCGTCCCAATTTACATCAAGAACATTATGACAAACATTACGAAGATTTATAACTGATGAATCTGGATGGTCTAACTCACCGAGAGCACGATTTTCTTTGATTTGTGTTTTCTTGTAATTAGCAACTTCTCGCATAAGAATCTTTTTTGGATAAACACGGCCGTTTTGATTCTTTGCTTCTGCACGTTGGAGAACACCCGATACGATAAGTTTACCACCGTTATCCGACGACTCGTTCAATTGACGTGGTGTTGCTGAAAAAAGTATTGTGTCTACAAGTAAGTGTTTCATTATTAGGCACCCAATTCGTTTATTTTCTTACCAATTCTGTTTAGTCTTTCACCAATCTTATGAAGACGTGAGTGTGATGAACGCCAAAGAGTTCTTTGGTCTACTGCCATTTCTGTTTTGAGACGAAGGGCGTGTCCAACTGCACGTTCTACTTTTAGCAGTGCTTGATTCAATTCTTTGATAGAATGATTTATCTTTTCACTTGTTGTTTTTGTTTTGTCACCACGATATTCTTTGTATGATGACTCATGTAGAGATTTCATTGCCATCTTATAAACAGACTCACTCTTTGTGAAAGAGTTTGCATATTGTTCTTTGGATATTGAGTTTCTTCTTTTTTGTTTTGGAACAATCTTATATCCAAATTGTTCGGCATTATCTTTTGTTTTCGCATCAAAAGATTCTTTACCGTCTCCATCTTGAGGAGAAAATGCCTTTGGTGTGTCATAACCAGCAACCATTGCAGTTGTACTAGTTTCATTCATTTCATCTCTGAACTTCTTGTATGATTCAGATTCTTTTAGTTGTTTTATGAATTTCTCTACGTTCATATTATTTCACCACATGATTACGAAGCAATACATAAACAGTTCCACTATCGACTTTTACACTTCTCAAAGAAAAGTCATAAATACGAATACCACCTTGTCCTAAAATACCAAGTGGAATATCGCCACCCAATGAAAGAGATGCAGTCCCAATAGAACCAGTTGGTACTATTAGTCCCCCCACACCAAAATTAGAACCTGTAAATGTTGTTGTTCCTGTTGTACAGGCTATTACTTTGTGAAATCTTCCAGGATGACCTAATCTTTGAAAATCATCATATTGCGATGCAGGAAAATTATACGGATGTATCTCATTAGATGCCATTATTTTATCTCCTTCAGGTCATTTACTAGGTCATAATATCTGAGTAATGCAGATATATGACTCTCGTCAAGATTCTTTATTGATTCGTACTGATTTAGTAAGTCAGATACTTCTGCCAATTTGATTTTCAGAGTCTTATCCTTTGTTCTCTTTATCTTTTCTTCCAAGAAAAGTCGTATCTTTGAAGCTTCACCTTGAACAAATGTCTTCAAGTTGTTTGTATTGCTCACGTTGCTGATATATTCGCGGAGTAAAGACTTTTGATTTTGTGAAAGTTCTCCATATTTTTTATTGAACTTCTCAACAAGAATCTTATAAGACATGAGACGAATTTCTTTTGGTTCATCTTTTATTGATACCGACTCCTCAATGAGTTCTTTCTTGGATTCAGACACCATATTTTCCATAATAGTCATCTTTGAACGAGTAATTTCTACTGGACTATCAAGTTCGGTGTATTCAAATATCTTGTAAACAGATGCGAGTAATTTATAGTTTCCAACTTTTGTTTGGAAGAATGAGTTTATATCAAAGTTTTCTGTTATTGTCTTGATAAGTTCATATTTCTCTTCACTCAACTTCTTCTTATTGATTTTCTTACGGGCTGTAAGGACTGCTTCAATCAACATCTGTGATTTTGCATCGGTTGGCATCTTCTCTTCACAGAGAGTCTTGTATAGACGATACTCCTTTATCATCTCGGTGTTCTTGTTGAAAAACTTCTTCAAGATACCCGTGGCGATAGAGTCGGTGCCAGATATGATGTCAGACGTTATTTGACGTGTTAGTAGTTCAAATAACATCCCCGTATTTCTATACTTTGAATGTTTAATCTTTTTCATCCTTTGTTTACCTGTAATATATTACTCATAAAATAAATATGACCTAAACTCAAATTTCTTCCATTAAATTAGACTCATCCAGTAAATTAGATGTTTCTGTTTTTTGTTCTGATGCCGGTTTTAGACTTTCTGAAATAATTGATTTTGTTTTTACTCTACCAAAAGACATAGAGTCCAACATATCACTCATTTCTTTTGTCAATCCATCACGTTTTACAGATTCGGTTGCCAAAGGAGAATTATCCTTGTAATTATGTTTCGGTGAAAGATTAACATCAAGTGTCTTACCAATGTCTTTCTTACCAAGTGGGTCTCTACCAAATGAACTCCTATCAGTTCCATATGTAGAACCACCCTCCGGTGGTCTACCAGCACCTGGCCATCCACCTTCCGGAACTTCTACATCATTTATTTGTTGTTGCTTCTTACCACCATAAATATTCATGGAAGCCAAATCATGTGGAGTTCCGAATGATTCCTTCGTAATCTTTGGATCGTTTCCTTCACTTTCAATTTGTTTCTGACGGAATTGATGTTTGATGTCTTCAATGATTTCATTCTTTTCAAATTCAGCCTCGTCCTCTGAAAGATTGAATACGTTTGCATAGATATATTTCATAGAGAATAATCTCTTTTCCATAAGATTTCCAGCAAGGTCTACTCTTTCTTTCCAAAGAGCAATCTTCTCTTGTTCATAGATTATAGAAGGACCGGTAAGAGAAAGTTCAAAGTCAACAAGGTCTGCGTTCTCATATCCTTGAGCATACAAGTGAACGATAGCAATCTTTGTCAATTCAGAGATAACGATACGCTGGATTCTTTCAATCGTTCTTGCAAAACGAATATCAAGTGTTGCAAGTGTTGCCTTACCTTCAAGTGATTCGTCAAATCCAAGATATGCCTTTGGAACTTTGAGAGCAGCAAATATCTTACTCTTTAGGTATTCCACGTCTTCAATTGCTTGATACTGAAGTCCAGCGAGAGTTTCTATGCTAGTACCAGCTTGACCACCACGAACAGGAAGATAGAAATCTTCAAGTAGGTTTTGCATATTATAACGAAGATTATAGTCACCCGTTCTTTCATCCATAACAGGTGTCTTCTTCATTGCATTCATTACGTTCTGCATATACTGGTCAACTTCTGCCGGTGGTATATTACCAATATCAATCTTGAAAATTCTCTTTTCAGGTGCTCTCATAATACGGTGAATCAACATAGCATCTTCCATAAGAACAAGTTGCTTGTAAAGTTTACGAGCACCTTCTAACATTGACTTACCATAAGGTAGGAAGTTAGTGTCACCTAAAAGACGGAAGTGAGCGATTTCATAGTTCTGAAATTCACCTTTACCAAGTGGACCTTCGTAAATAAACTTTGTCATATAAATGTGTTCAGGGTCTGTTCCTTCATCACGTTGCATTTCATATGGTGAAAGTGGAACAACGTTTGTGATACCGACCTCATCCTTTACGTCAAGGTAAAGGTAGTTGTCTCCATACTTACAAAGATTACGAATCCACGGCCACAGGTTGTATTCAATGTTTATAATATCATAGAAAAGATTGTGTAGAATCTTTCTGATGTTGTCATTATCTGAACGAATTGAAAGAACATCACCCGTGTCATTTTTTAGTGTAGATTCGTCGGCGTAAATATCAAGTGCCGATGATACGATTGCATCTGTGTCCATCGCCTCGTAGTCTGTATAAAGGTCAATCTTTGTTGCAGAAAACGAGTTGTATTGATTATAAACAGAAATAGGAGTTCCACGAGTTCCGTGTAATCTCCCATAACGGTCAATAACTTTTGATGTGTGTGGGTTTCCATCTGCTTGATAGCGAGCAGTATCAACTACTCTAAGCTTTTTTCCACCGACGTTTCTTACAATAACGTTCGTAGAGAAAAGTGTTTTCAGTCTATCAAATAAGGATTTCTGTGCCATTTATCACCTGTTTTTATTGTGTATTAGTCCATAGATATAAATATGAGTTAGAATAATCTAACACCATTTTTAGAGGAGCCAAGTAAGGTCTTCGTTTGGTTTCTTATCCCCAACGTCCATTGTCCAACCAGAATCGGAAAGTGGATTTCTCATATTCGTTGTACTGATTACCGACGTTGTTTTTCTCATATAGTCCAACGCCAATCTTGTTCTCATCATACCTTCTTGACGTAGTTTGAGTGCGGTATCACGAATCCAAAGTCCCATAGCGAATGACATAACTAAGTCATCGTTATATCCTGTTTGAGCTTCAGCTCTACCACCGTTCCAAACAAAAACGAACATCTCTTCTGCTAAACGATTTGACTTGATAACTGGTGCACGTTCTCTGAAATACATCTCATACTTTGATACCACGAGTGGTCTTGTCTTTGATGTCATTGAGAATCCCGGCACCATTTGTGATTTATCTTTGAGGTCATATCCCTTTGGTATATGAACCGATGGGTCTGTATAACCATCTTCTTTGTATGTGTAGTAAAGGTTTGGATAACCACGGTCAATTATTTGTTGGATTACAGCCCAACCGATAGTCGCATTTTCAACTACAAGTAAGGCATCGTTGTATTCGGTTGCCAAAGATACAAGAAGATTTCCGTAAGATTTTGTATCTAACTTACCACGGTATTCTGCGACTTGTTCAATGTTTTCTATGTCCATAATGTGAAAGGCAGAATAATCCTTACCATCACCACGGGCAACGTCAGCACATATCATATACGATTTATTAGGGTCAGGGTCATCCCATATCCATAAGGCACCTTCGGCACCTCTCTTTTCTCTTGGTTCACATACATATGTCTTTTGATACCAGTCGATTGTGTTACCGTCAACAACAGATTGACCCGATGAAAGGAAGTCACCGTCACACTCTTGAGCAGCAAGTGCCGGTCCAAGAATGATGTCTTGTTGGTCTCTCCAAGCTTGGTCTCTTTCAGGATGAACCGTCCAGTGAAGGAAGATTGGATTGAAAGCACTTGTTCCTGTCTTTGCATTGACCCATTGTTTATGATAAAAATTACCAACCCCGTTAGGAGTAGAGTTGATAATTGCAGAACCACCAGTGTTGATTGTAGACTGTGCAGAGGCCCAAATTTCCTCAATGTTATCAATGAAGGCGGCCTCGTCAATAATGAGGAGTGAAAGAGCTTCTGAACGAGCGGCATCAGCAGCAGCTGAAACGGCTTTTATCTGTGAACCATTCTTGAAACGAAGTGAGAGTTTGTTATCTTCTACCACCGCAGTTTTCAACCACGATGGAAGATTATCATACATAACTCTGACCTTCGTCACAAGGTTCTTTGCAGTTTCTTGTTTGGTGGCAATGACGAGAATGTTTTGGTCTGTTTGGAATAACATCAACCAAAGAGAATAACCAGCAATAAGAGTTGAGATACCCAACTGACGAGACTTGAGACAGATATTGTATCGTTCGTTTTGGAAATCTTTTAGAACAGATTCCTGAAAGTCCCACAGTTCAAAAAGGATTTTACCACGAACAGGATGTTGAATCTTGGCGTATTTTCTCATAAAGTATCCCGGATTAGAGGCACACTTTACATATTCTTCTTTGATTATATCCCGTAACGTTTTGTTTTGTTGAACCATTACAATATCACGCCCAAAATGATTGTTGCTACTGTTGCACCACCACCGAACCATATCCACTTATTGTCATACCACTTCGGCATCATAATGTCAATAGTCTCACGGAGTTTCTTATTTTCTTGTTCCATTAGATTGATTACCGTTTGACGGTTTTCTAATTGACTTTCGTAAACAAGTGCTCGTTGTTTTTGTGTACTAACGAGAGTATCTTGTGCAGTGATTATATCTTTTTGCCAACGAATAGTGTCTTTTAGTAATTGGATTTTGTTGGCAAGAGTAAGTATGTTACTTTTTGGCAAACAAACTACTGAGTCTTGTGATTGTCCACTTGATGTAATAACTGCAAGTAGAAATAAAATTGGTAATGTCCATTTCATATCACTCCTCGATGAACTCTTCTAGAAATTTTACCGCCGAATCTGAATGATTGATTGGTGGTGTTTTGTATTTTATAAATGTTTGTTTTACTATCTTTACCGTTTCTTCTTGATGTGTAACGGCAGAATCTAGCAATTGTGCAACTACAAGAATACTGTCATACTTTTGATGATACTTGTTTACTTCTGCACGAAGTGAATCAGCAATTCTCATGTTTTCTGTTACTTGGTCATCGACCATCATAGAAGAATAAATAGCCATACCAACACCACCGATGGCGATTACTGGTACTAGGATATTCATAATAATGTTCTTTATCATTTACTTACTCGGATTCGTTGATACAAATTTCGCTTTACCACGTCTTGTTGAACCGTGTTTTCTTTTACGAGTTACCGCACTTTTCTTTTGTTTAGAAGACATACGATAGGCACGACCAGCAGGAACACATTTAGGATAGGCACGTTTACCACCCTTACGTTGTTTAGAACCAGCAGACGCACCACAGGCAGGATGACCTCCAGATTTTGTTTTACGAGAGATGTCAACCCACTTTTCCTTGAACCATTTGCGAAGTCCACCAGAAGGTTTTTTTCCTTCCGTTAGAACTTCACGTTTGTATTCATGTAAGACTAATTCTAATATGTGTTTTTGGCATGGTGTCATAAAGATAAATATCAACAGGGTTTAGAATTTTCCGATTGTTTTTTCAATCCATCCTTTGCTTTTTTCAGTTTTTCGCCGGCTTTCAAAAATTCACCATCTGGATCTTTATTCAATTTTTCTTGACGTTCTTTTTCTTTTTTAGAACCACTTGAATTTGGATCACCGGGTGGTTTTGAAAAGTTTATATTTGGAAATGGAATATTCAACATTGAAAACCACGGTATAGGTGGTCCTGGAATTGGTGAAGGAAAGAACGGTATTATTCCGAGATAAACTCCAGCGACTGTCAATTGATGTAATACTAAACTGTTGTATAGTTTACCGATAGCTTGTAGAACAGTGTTCCCTTTTGAGAATGTTTTTGACAAATCAGAATTTAGTGGAACGGGAAGTCCAGGTAGTAAAATTATCGCGCCAGTTGTTGGACCTATGCACGGTGGCATTGGAGGAACTGGTGACATCTTCGCAGTTATCCAATACAAACAATATCCAGTAGACATTACAAGATATGCTATTTTTGAAACATCTAATAAATCAATCATACCCTGAAGTTTTTTCATACATTTATAAACTTCTCCAAGTTTATTACTTCCAGCTTCCAATAAATCTTTGAATATACCCCCGATCAAACTTTTCAAAATCGGAGAGACAAATAGAAGAGGAGCTGGTAGTGAAGATACCAAACGGTCTATTGTATTATTTACACTTTTTTGAGCATCTTTTACTGCAGTTTTTATTCCAGATTCAGCGGCTTGGATTGCACCACGAATCGTAGATAAAACTTCAGATAAAGTGGATTGTAATTGACCACCATAAAAGTTTATATCAAGACTGAGCTTTACGAATGTTTTTAGAATAGACTTATCTGCGTTCAAAAGTGGTGCACCAAAAGGTGTTGTTGTTTGACCTATGTTTGATAAATGATAGGCATTTACCATAGCGTCTGCCGCGGCATCTCTATCCTTTGGTAGATGAAACTGAAACTGTGGAGTCAGTAATGTTTGGTACAAACCCTGATTCATATATTATGTTTTATCTATTGCACCTTTGCCACTTGAAGGCCATCCAAAACGGCAAGACCAATATCTTGCTTTATGTCTTGGACCTGGAGTATCGCAGTTGTGCCTTGCACGAAATGACTTACGTCTTGCAGCGTTAGACTTCTTTATCTTCATTGTTTTCTTACCACCTTCACCCTTGTGTCCAAAGTTTACTTTAACAACATTCCCATTTGGTTTCTTTACATATACTGAGAATTTCTTTGGACCACCGGGTGTTCTGAATGGTTTACCGAGAGATACTTTACGACCACGGTATTCGGCTTCACCGAGGATTTCCGTTCCTCCTTCTTGAATACCAAAGTTGAGTTCTGTGATTTTACCACACTCATTTGTTTTATATGATTCAAGACGATAAACAGGATTATTGACCGTGGTTGATTCATTACGATAACCACCACCGGCAGCTTTGTAAGCTTTTACAAGTGCGGCCGAGGCATAAGCACTCGGCCATACTTTGAATTTTTTCTTTATACGTGACTTTACACTACTGTATAATTTTTTATTAGTAGGTACTGCACGTTCTATAACAATATATTTTGACATAGTTATTGTCCCTTACGTGAAAACTTCTCTGCGGTTGCAACACCGAGACCAACAATGATAATATACATCAAACCTTCAAATATAAACTCTGTGATTTGAAATCCCCAAAAAAGATTTGCACCCCATGTAACTAACATGGCAAGTACACATAAGAATGTAACAACTCGCTTTGATGAGACTGATCCGTCAACATCTGAAATCATTGAAGCCAATCCCGACTTTAGTTGTTCAATCACCATAGTTCTCCAATTTCTGAATAAAATCTTCGCGAAACTTTTGAAACTCATCTTCAATCTTTTGTAAGAGTTCCTCTTTTGTTTTATTTGTGTCCCATTTTTCTACATCACCAAAAGAATTTACAAATTCTGTTTTTGAAAGTTCTTCCGCAATTAGATTCTTATCTCGTTCTGCCTCTGCCAACCAAGACATTGCATTTTTTTTCATTTTTTCCCGTTCGTATTCGTCCCATCTACCTTCTATTCGTATCTTATGTTCCATTTCAGTCATACATTCCAAACACATACCGTGCATAGATTTCATTTTTTCATCTATGTTTTTTGGCATAGTACACGTACAAACTTCTTTTGGACAATTCTGAAATGTGTTTAGATAGGTATGAAGTTCTTGTTGCCAATCTTTTCCTAACTTTATCTTGTATCCTTCTTTTTGTTCCCACTCATTTCCGTCTTCGTCTTTCCACACATCACCCACTTTTCTCGTTACTTTTTCTTCTGGTTCTCCCGTATATCCCGTTTGAATAGAAGTTTGAGAAACGTGTTCTCCTTTTAGAAGTTGTTTGACATCATCTATGCTGTCAATCTTTACCATACATCACCATTCAATAAATGAAACTGTTTACTATAATTATGTCTTGAATTTGAAATAACCCAATAATTGGTTTATCGGAGCAAATGCACCTGTTAGTTTGTATGTCTTACCGTTGAATGTAAACACAATTCCTTCCAATGGAACTATTGCATCCATACCACCGGCAGCATCAATTCTCTTCAATTGTTTTTTGAGAACGTTTATATCTTCCAACTTTTTAGAAGATGAGAGAGTTTGTATTGCATTCTTGACATCCAACTTCATTTGACTTGTAGTTTTCTTTGGATCTATTGCCATTACACTCTGAACATTCTTTAGAACTTCTGCACCAAACTCTAACACGAGTAATTCAAACGGTTGAACATTTTTTTGCATTTGTTCCATTACTTTTAGTTTATCTGTGTTCTTTGCCCAAGTCAAAAGATTACCGTCAGATATATTTGTACTGTTTAGGGCAAACGACTTATCATAAAATGCCCATCTTTTTACAAGTCCTTCGATTGTCTTCTCATCTATCGTCAGACCAGCTTCTTTTGTGTTCTTTTTGATATATTTTTCCCACCAACGTTGGTGCCATACGCCAATGGTGTCAGTATCTAAACAATTCATCTTATTCTGAAGAGTTGTTAGTTTTGTTACAAAGTAATTCAGTCGTTGATTGAACTTTTTAGTCTTACCAACCACGATTGATTTTGGTTTGGTAATGCTAAATGTTTCTTGTGAATGTGCATTTACTTGTTCTATCATTCCGGCTAAAACTCTTGCATAGTCAGGATAATCTTCTATCTTTTCACCTTTATCATTATACAAAGAAACTCCGTGAAAAACAATATAAGCACCGTCGTAGTTGATTACATTTGCACTTTTCGGGTACATAATTTCAAGATTCATCCAAGCTTTACCATCTTGAAAAATCTTCTTTTGTTGGTTTAGAGTTAGTTTTTGAATTGCCTTTTCCAAATCAGAGAACGCAAATGTAAATGCCTCTTCAATAGCACCACGACCACCAAACTTCGTCTTGATACTTTCATAATCCATTCCACCACTCTTGATGTCACCTTTATTTCTGGCAGCATATAGTTTACCTTCTCTAAATGAAGCAAAAAGATTTTGACCGTCTAATTTTTCTGTTGGTTTCCCTGTTGTTGTTATTTCACCCGATAATCCAAGTCTAAACATTTCTTTCATATCACCGAATGTAAGACCGAAGTCTTCAAATGGATGTGTCATGTGTCCTGCTGCACCACCTTCTTTTAGAAGTGGTTTATCTTCCTTAGCAACTTCTGTAAATACTTCATTCCAAAATTCTCTACGAACTACGGAGAGACGTTCTCTCGCAGGTTCATCAGATTCTGGAAGAAGATTGATTTTGAACTTCTTAGCAAGTTGAACTATAACGGGAATCAATAACATTGTTCCTGGTATTGGTATTGCAGCAATAGCACCAAGACCCATAAGTTTGAAAGTATCTTTCATTTGTTTCTGAAAGATTGCCTTTTCTTGGT